GCCTTCGTTCAACAGCGGGATCAGATCAGCGCCGGCCTTGCCAAACAGCGCCACCGCCGCGGCCGCCTTCTGCGCGCCATCTGGCATGTCCGCAAAGCGATCCGCGATCTGGCCGAGCACCTTGTCAGTCGGTGCCACGTTGCCGTTCGCATCCTTCACGCTGATGCCCAGCGCCTGGAACTGCCGGGCCAGAGCATCATTGCCCTCAGCAGCCCTGACTAGGTTGATATTGAGCTTGGTCAGGCCCTTGCCAAGCGTGGCCATGTCCACGTCGGCCAGCTTGGCTGCATTGCCGATCCCGATTAGCTGCTTGGCTGCTAGCCCGGTCTTGGCCTGCAGGTTGAACAGCTCATCGCCTGCGTCAATCGACTGCTTCACCACAGCCGTCAGGCCGGCCACAATCGCACTGCCAGCGATCGCAGCACCAAAGCCAGCCACGGCGCCCTTCAGGTTGCTAAAGCCCAATGCAGCGTTCTTGACCTGGCCCTGCAGGCCCTGCATCGAGTTGCCGAGCCGGCGGATGTTGTTCTCGCCCTGAACATCCGCCTTGATGCGGAGCATGGCATCCATGTTCATTGCCATGTCAGCTGCTCCTGTTCATGCTGAGTAACGCCGCGGCCTCCATCACCTGCAAATCCTCCAGCAGCGCGCGCGGGTCTTCTACTTCGTACAGTCTAAGGAGCCACGCCACAGCCCCATAATCGAGGCCCAGCAGGCCGCTCATTGTGGTGCGCCACTGTGTCTGGAGGCGCAGGAACATCTCGACAGCCGGCCAGTTCTCCTCAAGCACCTCAAAGTCCTCCGGCGGCAGCTCCGGCATCACGATGCCAAGTGCTGCCGCGTCTGCTTCTGTTTCATCCACCACGCCGCCGCTTGCCCAGTGCTCGGCGGCCTCGATCAGTTTTTTCGCTTGGCTCCCTTGATGCTGTCCATGTACGCCTTCAGCACCGCAACAGCGAGGAACGGCACCTCTAGCAGCTGCTCCAATGCCTTCTGGCTGTAGGGGATCTCCTTGCCGTCGTCGCCGGTCACGCCAGACCAGCCGACCAGCACCTCGCCAGCAATCTCATTCAGTCGATCAAGATCGCCTAAGTCTTCCAGCCTCATCATCTCGGCCACCATCGGGCCGATCTTGCTCTGCGGCAGGCGTTTGAACTCACCGTCGAATGTTTGCCGTTCGTGTCGGCCACCATCGACAGGTAGATCGAAGGCAACCGGCCAGATGTAGGTATCGGACTGTTTGAGAACAAACGCCATGCAGGGCTCCTATCAGGTGAAAGCGAGGCTCAGTTCATCATTGCCGGCCGTGGTCGGCACCGCAACGTAGGGGATGCTCAGCATCTGCACGCCATCCTGATCCGCATAGGACGGGTTGGTGATGTCGCACTGACCAGCGGTGAAGGTGACACGGTTGCCGGCGGTGGTGCCGTGCAGGAACGTGAGGTTTCCGGTGGTCTCGGTTTGCGCGATGTTGAAGTAGTCCTTAGTCGCCAAGGCGGGGGCCTCGATCACAACGGTGCCGCTGGGTGCGCGGTTGGTGATCAGGATCTCCTTTGTGCAGCCCACCAGCTCGCGGTACACAGTCTCGTTGGCCATGTCAAAGCTGACTGACTGCAAGCAGCCGGCATAGCTGAAGAACTGGAACGATAAAGTGTTGCCCTGCTTGAAGATCAGCGGGCTGGCTTGGTTGCTGTAGGTGGTGGTAGGCAGCGCCGTGTCGGTCGGTGCGTTGTAGACGCCCACCATCGTGAAGTCGATCGTGGGGATCTGACCCACTTCGCCGTTCAGCGTGAAGGTGCCGCGGCAACCAGTCAGGATGTGGCGGATGCCATCGTTGTTGAAGTAGATCGTCGCGGAGCTGAAGCTGCTGCTCACCGGCGCATAGGTCACGCTGGTGCTGGCCACGATCGTCTCGCTCAGGCCGCAAGCCTGCAGCAGCGAACCAAAACGGGGCGCAGTGCCCGCGGTGCCGGAACCGGCCAGCTCCACCTGGAAGGTAATGCTCACGCGGGTGTTGGCCAGCAGCTGCGGGCTGTTGCCCAGATAGTTGCGGATTAAGTCGCGGCTGACCACATCAGCCTCGATCGGCGTGATCTCCAAGTTGCGCACCAACAGGGCATCAGTACCGACAGGTGTGCTGTCGGTGCCGTAGGTGCTCTCCTTCTTAACCTGGATCAGTCTCTTGCGTGTCAGAGCCATCGCTCTCTACCTCTGTTGGGGGTTGTGAGGGATTGGCCGGCTCTGTCCGCTCGATGAGCTTCCTTTTGCCGGTTTTCGGGTCCAGCAGGTAGGTCCCGCCTTGCCCGTGGTATTCGTCCACCATCGTAGCCATCACGCTGTTGCCAGATTAGTCACACTGGTGCGATAGCGGATCAGGTAGTCGCAGCTGATCACGCCAGCTGGCTGGTCCGCTTCCACCATCTCAAAGCTCACGCTCACGGGTTGGATGTCAATCGCATAGCCACCCAGCGTCAGGTCTGCCATCAGCCGGCTGTGCATGTTTTCCACGATGGGGTCAGCCTGCTGGTCTGGGATGTTGCCGCGCACGATCACGGCCACCCGCACCGTCAGGCTCCAATCCAGAGTCGGCAGGCTGGTGTTCTGCTCGGCTGTGTCGTTGACCGGCTCCACCACGATCGCAGGGCTCTCAGCCCGTGCCATCGGCTCTACGCGTGAGCGGTAGATCCGCGTGCTCACGCCTGTGGTGCCGGTCAGCGCCGTGCGTACTGCAGCCAGGATGGTCTCGCGGCGGGTCGTCATACCTTCTGCAGCCCTATCTCAACGAAAGCGCCATCGTCGATCAGGCGCGTCTCGCGCACGGTGTAAGCCACCGTCGCCACTGTGATGGCGTCCCCGTACTTCAGGCTGCCAAAATCAGAGGCCCGTGCCGTCAGAGTGTAGTCAGTGCTTAGCACCATCTCGCCTGCCAGCACCTGCGTCGGCATGTCGAGGATGCCAAGCGCCGTCACAGCGCCAGCGGTGCAGCTGACACCGAAATCGTCGAGGAAGATGCCAAGGTCTTCGGTGATCATGCCCACACCCTAACGGGGCTGTCAGGGGTCACCGCATATTCCTCCCACCCCTCCGGCAGCTCTCCGCTGTAGTTGACGTGCCAGCCATCGAGCACAGTGGGTTCGGTGATGACGTTGCCCTCGTCATCCCACTCGCCACCACGCTGGATCTGGCCGATCACGTCCAGACAGTGGGAGTGGCTGGCAGTGACCAGACGCACGATGCCACCTTCATCCATGACGGCAAAGCCTGCAGCCTTGATGGCGTCCATGCCCGTCGCCTCATCCGGGAAGCGGAAGAAGGTGGGCATAGCGGGTGTGAGGAGTTCTTCAGTCATTAGTGTTGCCGACTAGTGGGGGTGTCATTGCGTCACCGCCTGGAGCGTGGCGTTGCTGAGGCGCTGGGGCCAGTAGGTGAGGCGGCGGATGGTGCCTCCCCAGGTGCCGCTAAATATATGGCTGCCGATTTTCATGTTAATCATTCCAGGGGGCGGTAATACCGAAGTATCGAAACCGCTTGCACCTGTTGACGCAAACAGAGCGTAGTCGTTTGTTTTTATTCCGTAGGCGGTTTTAGCAAAAATACTGTCATTTTGGATGCCAACCACCATGTCAGCATCAATAGAACCGGATACCCTTGAAATAAGCCTAAACCCTCTACCTGTAGGCCGGCCTGCAAAATAGTTTGAGGAAGTCGTTCCATCATCTAACCCAAAAATGCCTTGGCTTGCGGCTGTTACTCCTGGAGCTGCAACAGTTTCTGCATAAAAGCTCCCCTCATCCTGCCGATACCAGGACGAGAAGTTACTACCGCTAATGCTGGCCACGTCAGCACTACGCGTGGCGGCGGCTGTGGTGGTGGGGATGTAGCTGGTGGGGAAAGCTCCGGCTTCTAACTGGGCGCCCCAGGCGTAAAAGGTGCCAGTCACAGTGACGGAAGGGAAAAACCCGTCAGTCAAGGATGAGGCTGCATTGACATAAATACCGGAAACATTGTTGGCGTGAGACATTGAGCACCGATACCACCCATTACCGAAGGAGGTGATGGAAGCTGTTGTGCCCGTGCCTGTATTGCCTACGACGCCAGTTGAAATGTTGAAGTTGGCGTAGTTGTTAGCAGACCCACCTTGCAAAAGCTGAATGATTGAATGGGTGCCTGCTTTAAGAAAAACGCTGTATGTGACTGCGCCTGTAGTAGTGCCACTCGTATTAACGCCTTTTTGCCCTGTTCCAGCACTAAGCGTTATTAGGTCAGCGGTTTGCGTGCCGACTGGAGAGTTAATGCTGTCTGTGGTGACAGTAGCTAATCCTTTTGCCCAGCCGTCAAAGTTTTCAGACTGCAGCACTAAATTCGTCCTCTGCTCCTCCACCAGCAGCCCCAGGCTCTCGCCCGTGGTGGGGTTGTGATTAAAGCGTGGGGCGGAATTGATCGTGCTGGTCGTGGGGATATATTCGCCCACAGTAGACGACTGCTCTAGTTGGGCTCCCCAGAGGAATAGGCCACTGGAACCGTCTCCGGCATAGGATTCTGTCCCCGATGTTTGTGCTATGCCAATGGCGCGATATGAGTTGTTCGTCTGGTCTGAGGTAAACGTGATTGCACAGCGATACCACCCGTTGCCAACAGCCGTGATTGTTGATGTGTGCCCAGATCCTGAGGACGAGATAACGCCAGTTGATAGATTGAAGTATGACTTTGCAAAACTGTCAAGCGCCTGCATCCAGATAAAACCACGTTCTGCTGCTTTGGCGTAAACGCTAAAGGTGTAGACAATGCCGTTAACGAGCGACTCAGGGGCAAGGGTGCGATTTACGCCATGAACACTTGTTGTTGAGTGTTCAATTATTTTATCTGCCGTTGAAGTGCCATTAGGGGCAATTGTTGCATCAGCAGAAACAGAACTATTTAGCGTGCCCCAAGTTGTTCCAAACTCCTCACTCCTCAACAGCAAGTTCGTCGTTGCTGTGCGGATCACGCCCTGGCTGTCGACGTAGGTGCCGCTACTGGCGCGGGTGAAGGTGATCCTTGGATCCAGAGTCTTATAGCGCGCAAAATTCAGATCTAACGACGCAGTGGTAAAGAGGTCGCCACCACCTAAGCCGGGGCGCAAGCTGCGCCGCAAGCCACGTTGCA